TTTCTAATGTTAATTTTTTTGGTCGGGGCCTTGACAATTATCGTTGCGTTATTATCTTTCGCAGTATATAATTTATTAAATAAAAATGAACGATTAGAGGATGCTATTAATGAGTTCTACGGTCGCACAAACGCCACCGTAAGACTCATGCGTTCTATAGATAGCCGTCAGATATTTGAACAAGACGACGAAGTGGGAACAACGTTTAAACAATTGGTTGAATGCGTAGATTTATTGTCCGCATTCGTTACGGAGACACGTGATGGTAACTACGAGGAAGAAGAACGATAAGGTTTATTTTACCGAAGAAACTGAAAAAGCGATAATCGCATACAATAAATCAGATGACCCCGACACTCGGGAACAATTATTTAGAAGTAAAATTCAAGGACCGCTCGATAAGCTAGCAGAAAACGTTATCAATCGGTTCAAATTTCCATATATGGAGGGTACCTTCGACGAGATTAAGGCGCAGGTAGTCTCTTTTTTGGTTATCAATCTTCATAAATTTACAGAAGATAAGGGAAAAGCGTTCTCATATTTTAGTGTAATTGCAAAGAATTACTTGATTTTACACAATAAGAACTCGTATAAGGAAGAAAAGCGGGTACTATATTTCTCAGACCAAACTGAAGATTCGTTTACTCTGGAAGAAATGCTAATTGTAGAACCAGAAACACGCGATTCTACGGTAGACATGAAGGAATTCCTCAAATTATTAGTCCAATACTGGGAATTCAATACTACTAAGATATTCAAAAAGAAGCGGGATATTGAAATAGCAACCGCTATTGTTAAACTCATAGAACGCATTGATAACATTGATAACTTTAACAAAAAAGCCTTATACTTGATGGTACGGGAGATGACTAACTACAAAACCGCCCATATCACTAAGGTTATCAACAAGATGCGACCCCACATTATCCGTATGTTGGGCGAATTTAGACAAAATGGACATCTTTCCGACCCATCCTCCTATTTCTCGTATAAAAGATAATTCCTATCTATTTATAATATAGGAATTTAGGAGGTTCTAATGGATATAAACTCAGAATTATATGATGGGAAGAGTCTAGCAGACATTTTCTCAGAAATTCACAAAAATACAGACAGTAAACGAACCCAAATCAACTCGTTTATTATGAAAATGGTCCAACTCATCCGTACACCAGAAGATGCTGCGGTGATTGGACCTATTGTGCAGGGATTCATCGAAGTAAACGTCAAGAACGATGAACATTTGGTTCGCGTTGCTCAGATTGCACAACGCATCGTGTCTGTTGGTGTCAAGTCTAACTCATCGTTGGACGGTTTGTTGTCTGAAGCAGAAAAGAACGCATTACTTGGGGACATTCAAGTAGAAATCCAAGGACTTCAAGAAGATGTGAAGGACTTGGATGATGTGTTTGCGAGTAAGTCAAAGTGAGAACATTCGGGTCGGTACCATACGGCGTAGATATTAATCAGCTAGGTGCCTCCGAGGTTCCTAGATTTTCGATTAACCAACCTTCTCCATATATCGATGGGTTGGTGGAAGATGTAATAGTTAACGAAAGCCATCCTTTATACTCTGCTGACGGTAGTAATTTGGGTGATATTCTTGTTAGAATTATTCCTGATGACCGTGGTGTTCCAAAAGAAAAACTAAACTGGGCAAGTCCATTAGAGTTTAGTATCCAAGAATTCCCTTTAAAGAATGAAACCGTACTAATTTTCTACTCGTTCGGAAAGTTATATTACACACGACCCGTAAACACAGCGAAAAAGGTAACAGAAAATTCTTGGCCTGGACTGAGTGCGAGATTTTCTCCTATTTCAACAGCGGTCAATAGTGATTCAGCACAATTAGCAGCTCAAGGTGGACCTTCATACCAACCCTCCGAACCACAAGAAGCATTTACTCTGGGTAATGAGTTTAAGGAAAACCCCGATGTAAAACCGATTCGTCCAAATGAAGGGGACGTTATCCTACAAGGAAGATTCGGAAATATCATCAGATTTGGGTCTAGTTTATTTAGCAACCAAACGACAACTTCACCAAAAGCCAACTTACTTATTACTGTGGGTCAAAATGCCACACCTAAAGAAGTCTCTACGGCTACAACGACCCAATACTCTCTAGTATACGAAGATATCAATAAAGATTTAAATTCTATCTGGTTAGTTACAGATGAAACGGTTCCATTTGAAGCAGCAACACTTAATACAGCATCCAGTAATAAAGCACATTTACGGTCTACGGAAATATCAAGACAGTCTCCATATTACACCGGAGCACAGATATTCGTAAATTCTGATAGAGTTATTTTAAACAGTAAAAAAAATGAAATGTCGTTGTTCTCTAAATCGGAAATAAACCTTAGTGCTATCGGTTCTATTACGGTAGACTCTGAAGCTTCCGTTTTTATGACGGCTAATTCTGATATAAATCTCGTCGCAACCGATGACTTGTTTCTAAAAGGTAATAATGTAATTACACAATTCTAGGTAAAAAGATATTTATAGGAACGTCAAATGACCCAACCGAACCTATGGTTTTGGGGGCGTCATTGGCTAGTTTCTTAGGGAAGTTGATAGACATATTCACTACACAATTACCATTGACTACCGTGGTGACACCCGTTGGACCAGGTACAGCGGTATTTCTTCCGGTAATTACTGGGTTGAAAGCATTACAACTCAGCCAATTAGGATTAGTACCACAATCAGCGGTTTTCAATAGTACAGATAACTTTGTCACAAAGAATAATGTATGAGTACAAAAATTCCATTAGATACGATAGTTCCAGATGTTACATTCTCTGGGTCTATAGATGAAATAAAACAACGAGCAAATAATATAGTTGACACATACGAATCTAAAATTCCACAAGTACCACAGATACCTCAAATTCCTAGTTTAACTCAACCAGTTGTTCCAACGATACCATCATACGCTGAAGTAAAAGAGTATATTAATTTTAGAATTAATGAATTAAAACGACAAAAGCAAGAAGCGACTATTAATGCACAGCGTGACTTGGCTAAAAAAGCAGAAAGTACGTTTACTACCAGAAAGGAACAGACTACTAATAATAGTATAAGAAATATAAATCGTAATGTTTTAGGACGATTTAACAACCGATAGAGGATTTTATGGACAAAGTCTTCCTAAGTTACTCGGTGAAGCTGTTGCAGAAGTAAAATCACTTCAAGAATCTACACCGACCGCAACACCAAAGTCAAAACTTTCACGTGCTCAATTAGCAGAAATGATGGGTCTTGACCGTATTGGTGATACGATTGTTGCAACGACCGGTAAAGTGATGCCGACACCACCAAAGGGTTTTCAAGAAGATAACCCAGCATTCCAAGCAATCAATAAAGATTATTCTGCTATGATGAAAGCAATGAAGTTGGTTTAATTTATGGCACAAAAATTCATCGGAGTTACCATCCCAATACGTCGAGGACAGACAGGAATGTTTGACCAATCGACTACACTGATTGAACAAACTCGGTCAAATTTTAAGAATTTAATTTTGACCAAGAAAGGAGAACGTATTGCTCAACCAAGATTGGGATGTGACCTCTGGAGAGTTTTGTTTGACCCAAGTACAGAAGATTTATTGACCGAAGCACGTTTGGCGGTCGCAGAAGCTGTTGACAGATGGTTACCGTATTTAGAACTTACTGATTTTCAAATTACGCAAAATAGTGATGAGAATATAATCAACATCACATGTACATATAAATTTAGAAATAACCCAAATGTCACCGACACCGTGACCATTTCTACACGGGGAGTATGAGATGTCCAGTAACCAAAGAATCAATTTACAACCTCGACCAAACGTTAAGCAGATTAACTATCTTTCTAAGACATTTGGAGATTTTAGACAGAATTTAATTGAGTTTGCGAAGTCGTACTATCCAAACACATATTCAGACTTTAACGAAACTTCTCCAGGTATGATGTTCATCGAAATGGCATCATATCTTGGTGATGTCTTATCATTCTATATTGATAATCAATTCAAGGAAAATCTCTTAGCTTACGCCGAACAAGAAGAGAATGTTGTTACTATCGCTCAATTTTTAGGATACAAGCCAAAGTTAATTTCACCCGCAACGGCAACTGCGAAACTATACCAACTAGCACCAGCAGTTTTAAGTAATGGTGTGTACGTCCCAGATACTAAATACTTGGTCAAGGTTGGAGCAGGAAGTAGATTTACGACAGCAGGACAAAATGTCATCCAATTCAGACTACTTGAAGATGTAGATTTCTCGGACATCACCGCAGAAAACTATATTATTAATTCATTCTCCGGTGGTAATCCATCGACTTTTATCGTCACCAAAGAAGCACGTCTTATTGCGGCTGTAGAAAAGACAACAACATTTACATTTGGAAGTGCGGAACAATTTACTTCCGTTCTTCTCCCAGATGAACAAATTATTGGAATCTCAAATATCGTAGATTCTGATGGAAACAAGTGGTATGAAGTTGATTATCTAGCACAAGATGTTATTTTGGATGACCTTGACGTAACTACAAACGGAGAAATTGGTAATCTTCCATCTTCTAAGTTAAGATTACGTAAAGTACCAAGACGATTTGTTACACGAATCAACAGAGAACTTCGTATGGAGTTGTTATTTGGTTCGGGCGTTGATAACACCGCTGAAACTAATTTAGTTCTGGATTCTCGTCAAATTGCAAACGCACAGTACGGTAACACGATTCAAAATATTCTAGGAAACACTGCACTTAATAATGTAAATTTCTTGAATAGTAATGCATACGGATTAGCACCAGCAAATACTACACTAACCGTAACATATTTGGTTGGGGGTGGTGTAGAAACCAATACACCATCAAATACTATTGTTAACGTGGGTAATCTAATCACACTGAACGACACCACAGCGTACACGGCAGCAGAATTACTAGCGTTTAATGCAGCAGTCCAAAGTATGACAATTAACAATGACTTACCTGCAACTGGTGGCGGAGCCGGAGAATCCGTAGATGAAATTCGTCAAAACGCACTTGGATTCTTTAATGCACAGAACAGAGTGGTTACCGCTGATGATTACACAATCCGTGCATACTCACTTCCTTCCAAGTTTGGTCGGGTGTCCAAGGCATACGCAGTACGTGACGAACAAATTAATCAAATATTAGCAACAAATGACATCAACTACGTCAATAATCCAGTCCGACCAAACGCAATTAATTTATATACATTAGGATATGATAAAGACGGTAAGTTAGCTACACTAAACACTGTAACAAAAGAAAATCTAGCAAGATACTTGGAACAATACAGACTGTTGACAGACGATGTTAATATTCTTGATGCATTCATCATTAATATCGGTGTACAATTTGATATCTCGGTGTTTCGTAACTATAATTTAAACGATGTACTTTCTCGTGCTATCGGAACAGTACAAGATTTCTTCAATATTGAAACGTGGAATATCGGTCAACCTATTATTTTAGCAGATTTAACCTACGCTATTGGTATGGTGGATGGCGTTCAAAACGTTCGTGATGTTCGTATTTTTAACAAGTATCAATTTAAGGATGGTACAAACTATCAAAACTATCGTTATTCAATTAGTGATGCAACGATTGATGGGGTTATTTACCCAAGTCTCGACCCAAGTATCTTTGAGTTGAAATATCCACAAACTGATATTATAGGAACTGCCTCACAATGAAAAAATTCTTAACAGCCAGTAAAGACACGACTCTTTACGAAGCATTTCCAACAATTAATGTTGGGTTGGATGAAATTCTTGAAATTGGTAAAGTTATCGATACAAACGTGGACTTTACCAGTTCAACCGTATATTCAACGGGGTCGGCTCGTACATTAATTTATTTTGATTTACCAACAACAGCTAGTGTATTTTCTGGGTCAAACTTCTATTTGAACTTGAAATTAGCTAATGCGGAAAATGTAAGAAGAAATCAAAGAATTATTATCTATCAAGTATCTCGGTCGTGGGATGAAGGTAGTGGATTTTTCTATCAAAATGAAGAAAATGTAAATGATGGAGCTACATGGAGACAAGCAAGCGGTAGTCTATCGTGGAGTATGTACGGTGGCGATTTCTTAACGGGAGCTACTACACAAAGCATCACGCTTTCACAATATCCACTACAAGATATTAGAGTGGATGTTACCGATATTATCCGTCCACTAGTCAGTCAATCTTTACAATCGACATTCCGTGGATTAGCGCTACAATTTCCAATTTCAGATGAATTGGATGTAAACAATAAGGGAGTGTTGAAAATTTTCTCAACACAAACGCATACCATTTATCAACCAACACTTGAAATCACTTGGAATGACCAACTCTTCTCAACAGGCAGTTTACAAGCAATTCCATCTACGTTGAATGTTAAAATTATTCCATCAAATTTAAAACAAACATATACACAAGGTGATGTTACGAGAGTTAGTTTAGTAGTACGTGATGAATATCCATTAAAGTCATTTGATTCTACACTAAGATATAAGAACAAGTATTATTTACCAACATCTTCTTATTACTCCATCGTAGACGTAGAAAGTAACACCACAGTAATGCAATTTGATGACTCTACTAGAATTAACGCAGATAGTAGTGGGTCATATGTAGTACTGGACACAACACCACTATATCCAGGTAGATTCTATACATTAAAGTTAAAAGTAGCAAGTGGTAGTTATTCACGTGTATTTAATACTGATACAGTTTTCCAAATTGATTTATGATTCCTATTTTAGTGAGCGGGTCAAATCCTGATAGTGGTAGTATTATCAATAAAGAAACGATTGATGTTTCGTTTACTTTAACTGATGTTACTGCTTCATCTGCTAATAGTGGGTCGATGAACGGAATGAGTTACACATCGTCAATCAAATCTAACTACACCGCAACAGGACAAATCGTTGTCATTCCACGTGATCCGGATAACATTGAAGATGGATATGTGTATTATACTCCAATCTATACTGAAAAAGTTAACTATGAAGTCTGGAAGCAACGAGTAAATAAAACTTTTCAAGAGTTAAGCTGATGGCAAATCAAGAAAACTATAAAAGCAATTTACAAACATTAAGTGAACAGTATAACAAATACACTGTTTCACGTATTGTTGCTACAACCAAGGATAATTTGTTGGAAATGGAAGTACCAGCAAACTTTCCGCAAGAAATTACTAAAGCAAACATTGAAATTAATCTATACAGTCTATCAGATAATTCTTTAATTTTCTCTGATTTTATTTCGAATAGTATTACAGGAGCAGTTACGTTACAACCATTACAATACAGTAATGATGGAATGATTAGAAATTTACTTTTTATTGACTTCTCAAAAGTAAGCGATTTACTTGTTCCAATTGGTCAATACGCGGTTTCACTTAATTTCTTTGAAAATGAAATTGGGTCGTATGACAACCCCTCACTCAGTATTTCTACTATTTCGCCTTCACGCACTGAAGTAGAATTATTAGGTACAGACATTAGTGAACTAAATCAGTTTGCTTTACCATCATTAAATTCTGTTTGGGTAAAAGATGCCTTGAAGCAGGTATTTAATCAAACGGGAAGTAATGTACGTATTCCGACAGATAATACAGTATTAACTACTGGTTCCATTGGTCAGCAAATGCCACAATTTGTCGCTACATCTATTGAACAATATAATTTTGACGGGGTGTACACTATAGCACAGTCTATATTAGATGGTGCGTATCTTGCCGCTACAACAGAAGTGGATAGTTTATTAGCTAATAATACAACCAGATTTACCAACGCAACTTTGGCAACTATTATCAGTAGTTCATTAGTAGCAGAATATAAAAAATATTTAGATACCAACACAACAACAGTTGGTCAGTTACCATATGACTTAGTGGTAGGAGACTGATTATGGCAATTACACCAACGGATGTAATTAGAGCATTTAGTATAGTTTCGGGGTCAACAAATCTATTAAATAATAACTTGACTGTTACTTATATTAAAAATAGTAATGCGATTCCAGCGGATATGCCAATGACCGTCGCTAACGCTTCCACTGATTTTTATATTAAAGTTTCTCCTGTACCATCAACATCTGTACTTGAAGTATATCGGTCTGGTAGTACAACATTAGTGAATACTAGCACTCCATTGATTATCCCACCAACTAGCTCAAGAGAATTAGTGGTTCGATTAAGTACGACGCTAGAAAACTTTGAAGTACAAACACGACCAGAATCGATTACATTTAATTTGGTCGCAATGGTTCCATCAAGTGCTAGTACTAATAGTAACACAACAGCTTCGGGTACAACAAGTAATAGTGGGGGTGGTGGTGGTGGTGCCTCACAAAGTGATTCAACGTCATCGGAAACTTCTTCTCAATTTTAAGAGATAATACATGAGTAAGATACGCGTAACTTGGCAAAATCCAGATTTCTTACAAAAGACCTATAATAAAGGTAAAGATGGGTTAGGTAAGGAATATACATCGGACCAATATCAAATCACCTTCACAGCAGATGAATTAAATCGTTTGTTGGGAGAATTTGACACCAAAATAGCAAATTGGAGTGCATTTGATGGTAATGCTATTTCAAACTTTTTTAAAGAGAGCGGTGAAAGTTTAAGTGGCGCGATGGTTCGTCAATTAAAACGTGAACTAAACAGAATCTTGTTTAAGAATACGCTTACTAATGTTTACACGTATTTTCCATTTAGTGATAAGCTTGCAACTTCGCAGTCTAAAACAAATGTAATGAAGTATATGTTAGATATCCTACAATCATATCGGGATATCACACAACGAATTTTAAATGTAGAGAGTGGATTAGCCGAGTACGCCGACGCAACACCTGCTACTGGAGAAAAATTACCAACACTGGTCGAGGCTCCAGAATCAAAGACACAAGTAACGGTAGGTGTAACTTTGGTTATCACTAAGTTACAAGTACCTCTATTGGAATCATTAATTAAGGCAGTTAATACTTCTATTACAACCAAAGCATCAACATTTTTTGATGATACCCGTGAACTTAAAACATTATTAAATCTTGGAAATGACCGTCAAATAGTTGTTCAAGCGTGGAGAAAATCTCCATCTAATCCAAGTGCAATTCAACTTAAGTTACTATCTGCATTAGACACTAATGTAGCATTGTACGATGTAGCATTTATTAGTCGTGAACTTGCAAAAACAGTCATCGACACTATTGAGTTTGACGTAGGACCAGAAGCTGATACCACGCCGTATCTTCGCCCGATGAACACGGATGTTTCCAAGTATATTTCTAATAAGCGTTCATTGAATGAAATGACAATGGAAACATTAGGTATTGCTACGGGGTCCGCTGGAGCAATTATTAGTGGTTCACAGTTATCGTTTGATGATAAGGCATTCCGTAGATGGTTTACTAGTGATTTTAATTCATCAGAACTGAATATAGACTTTACTGACTACAATAACTTCGTGTATTATGGGTCAGCATACAGTAGACTTCTTTCTTTCAAACAAAAGTTATTAAAAATTGAAGAATTGACTTCGGCTAGTATTTCCGCTAGTGTGTCCAGTAGTACTATCGGTCAATCACTAAAAGCTGTTGAAAAAGAAAATATCATCAGAAATTTTGACGGATATGAACAATTCCTCTATTTTGCAACGGAATCGTTCGTATATACAGCAAGTGCATACTACAATACTTCTGGTGTAGAATATCACGCTACTGCTTCTTGGCCGAAAATGTCAGATGGAACGCCGTGGAGTGCTAATAGTGTTACTGCATCAAACTGGTTAACAGTTCAAGGTGCAATTGCACAAAGATACGATGAGAATAATCCAAATTATCTGACGAAACATCTTCCGTCACATATTCAAGACAATTCTGATTCAATTGAATTCTTGACATTGGTGGCAATGTTTGGTCACGTAATGGATAATCTAAAACAATATATTGACCAATTCGGGAACATTTATTCTACAAATCCAAATCCATTTGAAGAATTAACAATGGACCAAGTGTACGAAGTAGCACAATCATTTGGTTTACGGCTCCCTAACGCATATTCAATTGAAAATCTTGATACTTTCATCTCATCAATTGCTGGCGAATCTGGTTCACGTTCGCTAGTAGCAGAAACCTGGAAGAGATTCTTACACAGCGCAATTTACCTATCAAAAACTAAGGGGTCACGTACCTCATTTAATGCTTTATTAAACACATACGGATTAAACTCACCGATTCTACAGATTAAGGAAACAACATATCCGGGTTCTGCTAACTACATTCAATCAGATGAACTCACATATGGTCTTGAATATACGGGGTCTGTAGAAAGTCACATTCAAGTTCCATTTGTGTCTGCGTCAATTACCGCACAAACATTACAACTACGATTTAATCCAAGTACACGTACCAGCAGTTCTATCGTAACAGGTGACCAAACGTGGGCAATTGACATTGTACCGCATCCATCATCATCTAAATTGGATTACGGTAGAATTCAAGTAGTAAGTGGGTCCGGACGTACTGTTATCGCAACCAGTAGTTATTTCCCATTATTCAGTGATGACTATACAAACATTATGTTACGAAGTCAGTCCGCTGACATTTCAATCATCCAAACCGATGGTGACCAAGTACTATTTCAAGAATCAGCATCGGTAAATCTTGGAACACTATGGAATAGTACTACGTTCATTTATATTGGTGGTAGTGGGTCTATTAAGTTAGGAAATAAATTTGATGGTATTGTGGATGAAGTACGTTTGTGGGGAGAAAACATCTCTACCGATGACTTTGTATTCCAAGCATACGACCCTGGTTCATACTATGGTACAAATTATACTTCATCACGGGCAAATCTTTACGTACATCTTCCATTTAGTATTCCGTCTGCATCAGTAACTCAATCAATTGTAAATGAAAGTCCATACCAAAATATCTCAGTAATACCATCCGTTCCAGCGGTAGGCTTTACAACCGCTTCATACGAACGTATATTGAGAAGTATCAAGCAATTTACACCGATCGTTGGGTCTACAATTTATACTAACAAAAAGGTACATGTAGTCGCTCCACCAACATTTAGTGCAAATTTTGTTGACGGAGATGGCACCAGAGTATTGAGTCCTAATACTAGTATAAAGACAATTGAAGAAAAGCAATATACCAGCGGACAAAATGTTGTATCGTTCGCTATCTCGCCAACAGATTTTATTAATCAAACTATTTTAAGAACGATGGGCGTGGTGGATGTCAATAACATCATTGGTAGTCCACGATATGTTACCGGTTCAAGTTATCCAAATCTAACTGAACTAAAGAACTATTTCCTATCGTATTACAACGAAAAAATTAATCCAAACGAATACATTAGATTCTTCCGTGACCTTGTGGATGCACCAAGTGATTACGCAGAAGATATGGTTCCTGCTAGAGCAAAGTTACTAAATGGAATTGTTATCGAATCATCTATTCTTGACCGTAATCGCTCTATCGTACAACCAAGTTTTGCCGTAGACGGTACAGCAACCAAAACATTTAATAATTATATTTCTGGGTCTGGGTCAGCTGACGTTGGGGCATATACGTTTGAGTTCTTATACCCAATCAGTGGAGTTCCAGATATACTGTCTGATATCCTTCCGATGTCGGGTAGTATTGATGTAAGTGAAACAGTTGGACCTGTCAGTAGTACAACCCCAACTAAAATGCCAACGTTTAGACGTATTAAACAATACGTAAATAATATCTTGGTAACTGCATCTATACTGGACGAAAATAGTTCATTTGACACATTAGAAGCAAACTCTATTGATGCAAATCCACGTGGAGATGTCACTTCATCGGGATATCCAAGAAATCCATACCTTGGTATCCCAAGTAGATTAGCAAGTGAAGAAAATACGTTGTTACCGTACTACGACATTAGACCACGCGCTGACCTAACGGAAATTGGAACTACTTCATATTTCCACAAAAATAATGGTCAATACTATTACGAATTTAACACCTTATACAGACAGCTGTATGTGGCTAAATTGGATACCAATGTATCCTCGCCGCTTAATCAAGTATATGCAAATGTAACATTGTTACAAACGGGTTCGCTTGTAGCAGAACCAGGCAGATATAGTTCAACCATCTCCACCACAACGGCGTATACTTCGGGGTCATACAATACGGGTGTTATTAAGATGGCTAACTTGTTCTCGGTATATAATGTAAACGGTACATCGGGATTACGACTCAGACTGTATCGTGATAGTAATTCGAGAGATACAGACAGAACACGGGCATTTACTACCGCCCCGACCGGTGATCATGGGGTTCTATTTGATGGATTACTCGAAGGTAATTCAGATGTGTTCCCATACGTTATGATGCAAACAACGGATTCCACCATTTATTATAGTATTGATAATACTACATCAAGTGATATAGCTCCAACCGATGTCGTATTGAGATATTTCGCTTATGACCCAGCAAGTCTGATTCCTATTGGATACCTCCCCCGCCACTACAAGTTTAGTCGGGATAATACTACGGCATTAAAGAGAAGAAATTATCTTGGATGTCGAGATGTTGGAACTACATTTGACGGGTCATCGCCTGTTATTGTTGGACCGTCCGTGGGTAATACTATTGTCGTCAATAGTACTAATATCCCATCGCAAGGTATAAATCTACCATCCGTCCCGCAAATTAGATTGGGGGGTGGGGGTCGATTAAGCGTCCAATAATTAACTTAAATTAAATTACTTTATACTTATAATTGTTGTACTTCACTCAGGAGATTTGAGACTATGGGATATTTAGATAAATCCACTATTACCGTGGACGCCATTTTAACCAATCGTGGACGGGAACTTTTGTCGCAAGGTACCGGCACGGGTAATTTCCAAATTACCAAGTTCGCTGTTGCAGACGATGAAGTGGATTACGGGTTATACAACACCGCCCATCCACTAGGGTCCAATTATTACGGGGCTGTCATCGAAAATATGCCAGTCTTGGAAGCAACTCCTGACGAAACCCAAATCATGCGATATAAGTTAGTTACCATCACAGGTAACGACTTGACTCGCTTTGGAAGTGTAGTCATTCCACAAATTGTTATCCAAGGAACCACGCTTCCAGCAAACAAGACGATTTACCTTTACTTCGACCCAACCCAAGGTACTAATACCATTACGATTCGTCCAATCACCACATACACAGACAGTTCATCTGAAACAGAAAGTGTATACACATTGATGTTGGCCGACAGTACCTTAGCTTCCGTAGAAGTTGTCAACCCAGCAACGGGATTAGTATCAGCAAATAATCGTGGGTCAATCGTCGCAAACGGGTTAGAATTTAACATCAAGGCACTTAACAAGACTGGTACCACCTCGGTTAGTATTTATGGTGGTAGTTCTGGTGCTGTATATAACTTTACTCTTACGACCACCGCTTCAGCATAATCTAGGAACTTTATATGGCATATAATATATTCACACAATTCGTTGCAGCTGACGACATTACCACGATTCGTGCAAATGAAGTCACTACGGGATTATGGACTGGAGACACGGGAAGTCTTTCAGCAGTGTACACTTCAAGTGTTCAAGTAGCTAACTCTGGTGAGTTCTACTACGATTTGTATAACGGTGCAAGTCCAACAACTTCCGATATCCAATTCTCAGTAGCTTACGGTCACGTAAGTGGTGGTGGGTCACCGACTCTTGCTACAAACGCAAATTCGACTCTCCCAACTCAAGTTATCTATTCTCAATATCGTAACATTCTTCTCGCAGAAGATGTTGAAAAGTTCTCATTTAATAGTGTAGATTCAAATGATATTTACGTTATCAATATTCAACGAGCTCGCTTAAAGCAAGCAATCGACCCAGGCAACTGGCAATTAGGATTGTCTGGTTCAAATGGAATATTTACATTCATTGATAATAGTGGACTTGGTACCGCAGTTGCTGGTAACCTTGTAGCAAATAATGTATACGAAATCCGTTCTGGTAGTTTGACCGCTGGATTATACACAGCAAATACTCAATCATTCGGATTAGTATTCCCAGACTTCGGAGTTATGATTCTTTCACCGTCAGCAATCAGTTCTTCTGTCGGACTTACAGGGTCAAACTCAGTAGTTGATGCTAAGACCAAGTATCCAGCATTAAACCAACCATATGCACCATACACTGGAAGTGCAGCAACTTCATATCAATATCAACATGAAGGATTGGTTCGTTCCATCTCTGGTTCGATGGCCGCTGGTTCACCATTTATCGCACGGTCAGCAGAAAGTATTACTTCAACAAACTACTTCGTTCGATTAAAGAATAGTAATTACAACTACTCAAACAATCCAACCTACTATACTGGTTCAAACCCACAAAATGTTCTTGAACCATTCCGTGTCAAGCCGATTACTTACGCTACAACAATCGGTTTGTATAACGACCAAAATGAGTTGTTAGCAGTAGCAAAACTCAGTAGACCAGTACAAAAGAGTACCGACAAGGAAGCATTAATTCGCGTTCGACTAGATTACTAAACCGCTTAATAGGTGGATATTTATGACCAAACCTGTTACTGCGTTTAAGTCACTAGCACCAAATGAATATACGATAACCCCGTTTCATGCGTACTCGTCACAAACGTATACGTATGTTTCGGGGTCCACCAGTAATTCGGTAGATGTGAATTTTTTGTTTGGTCGTAAGTATAGTACGTCAAGTGGGTTACGAGTAGAAAATGCTGAACAAGAATTGTTTGATTCTGTAATACAAACATTCTATTCTATACTTCCATCGACTCAATATGGTATCACGCCATCATCGTATATTCCAACTGGGTCGGTATACGTAATCAGTATTACACAAGATATATTCGGCGAACAAATTCAGCCAAATACGATGAAGGTTACTGTTGGTACATCATCGTCCTATGATGACGGAAAAGGTAATATGTATGTCTCGTCATCTGTTGGTAGTGGTTCAATTATTGGTTCAATTTTTTATGAAAAGGGTGTAGTCTTATTAAAGACTACATCAAGTATCGCTGGTGGTGGGATATCAAATGATGGTGTTTATGTTGGAAACGGAAACAGTGTACAAGTGCAATTTAGTTCATCAGTAATGTTACACGAACACGCTGTTAGAGTTAGAATCAATCCATCGGAATATAACTACTCCTTATATAATCCGACGACCAACAAGATTATGTATACGGGGTCAGCATCACTTCCACGGGATTTGATGGCATCACAAAGTTTACTTCCATACATTACAACCATTGGGTTATATAACGAATCAAATGAATTGGTTGCGGTAGGAAAACTATCAAATCCAATCCAACGGACTTCCGATAGTACTCAAACCTTCGTTGTAAAATTTGACACCTAATAGTGGTGGAGAAATATTATGAGTTTAGTAGATTTATATAATCAAGCTGAAAAAGGAACCTATGTCGGCGAAGTTAAAACAAAGCAAGCTACCGACGTTGGTGCGAAAGATGGTGTAAACTTTATGGATGGAACTCGCCGTCGCAACCCAGAACCAGACGAATACCAAACAGAATTTAAGAGAAATGCGGAAGGCACCTACGCAGTTGGTGGAGCGCAAGGAACGGTGTCACCAACCAATAATAAGACCTACGAACTTTCTCGTTGGACTCCAAAATCTTTAAAGTTGGCGTTTGAACAAGAAGGACCAGCCTCATTAAGTAACGGGTTCTACAACAATAGATTCAGAACCGCAACAACTGCTAAAGGAACTCAAATTGTACATAACTACACCCCACTTAACAACAAGGGATATGTAAATTTGAATTCTTTTGCGGCAGCTCGGGTCAACTCATCAGCAACAAGTTTCTAATATAAGAGGTTACAATGAAACCACGTAGTGCAAAAAATAAAGGTAAACGGTTACAAAATGCAGTTCGAGATATGATTTTAGAAAACTTCACACAGTTGGAACCAGATGATGTGGT